TAGATGGTGAACCTGTAAACGGAATATTCAACACTAATCTATATTACGATGAAGCTAAAACAGATGTTTTTAAGAACATTTCTGTACAGGAAAATTTGGATAAACTTTACTACTACTGGGTACTTGGCGACCTTGCATCTGTGATACAATTTAAACGAATAGATTAAAAGTAATCAAATGGAATATGTAATTCCGATACTAAATTACATTTTGGTTCAGTTTATTGTATTTGCATGGATTTATCTGTCTTTTACAAAATGGAAGGAAAGCCAAAAAAGCAACGATACTGAATAAAAAAACCGCAGTAAAAACACTGCGGTTTTTTTATTCAATGGGAACCGGCAATGTTTCTGCGGTAGCGTCTTCAAATTCTACAGAGAATGATATTGGATATCGAAAAACACCGTTTTTTATTGTTCCTTCGCCCTGGTTAGTGCGGCTAAGGCTATTAAATTTTTCGGTGTAGAAACCTTGCAGCGCCGCGTACACATCGGCAATAACATCGTAGGCGGCAAGGCCTTGAAGCCTGTTTGCTTCAGGTGCATTTCCGCTCGTTCTCTCAGGCACATCAAAACCAAGTGTAATATTTATCTGCCCCACACAATTCTGTGTTTTCCCAGTGTGTGATTCATCCGAGGCTTTTGGTATTTTTATGGTAACCAAAGCGCACGGAAACATTACCGAAGGGCGTTCAATGGTTTCCAGTTGTCCTATGTTCATGTCCGTCCATTTCAGTGCAGGAACCTGTTCCTTCAGGCGTGCAATAATTGCGGTGTAAATTGTTTTCATAATTATTAGTTTTTAGCCTAAAGCCATAAGCTACAAACTTTTTACTTGTGGCTTGTAACTTGTAACTTGAAGCTCGTTACGATTTAAATATCTCAATTATCCGGCTTTTTAACTCGGCGTTAATGTTACGAACCATTACTTTCGAACGCCCTACAAACGGGCGGGCAATCATTTTAAATTGCTTTTTTCCATAGATGTAGGCATTCAGCCCAAACTGGTGGACACCTGCATAGGGTTTATCGTTAATCACTTTTACTCCCGCTTCGGTGTGTACATACTTAAAAGCATTCTGCAATTCGTTAGTTTCGCCGGTTAATATTTTGGCAGTCGTGCGTGCCGCACTGAATTTACCTGTTTGTCCGCTATGACCATACCATGGAGATAATGGTTTTCGTCGTTCTACTTCAGCCCACGGTTCTAATTGTTCATCGGTAAAACCTTCGTTTTTGAACGACTCGCGAAAATGTTCAACGGCTTCGGTTCCCAGAATGTCTTTTGCATCGTTTTTTACAAACTCCTGAACCTGCTTTAATTTTTCGGGGAAGCGTTTTGCAAATTCACTGATGTCCATGGTTCAATGTTTAAAGTTCAACGTTTAAAATACCCTTCGACTACGCTCAGGGTGACAAACTGCGACTAATCACTGTTAACTTTCTTCTTCGTTTTCTTCTTCCAGTTGGCGGCGCAGGTTTTCCAAAGCGGCTGCAATGGCAATTACTACTGCTTTCAGTTTGGCTGCCGTATTTTTATAAAACTGCGTTTCTTCGATAACCAGGAACTTACCCGACTCACCCGGATTGTTTGAGAACACAGGGTCAACATAATCGCCGTCAGGAACTTCGGTGGCTTTTTTATTGGTTGGTCTTACCCTGCACTGGCAATTCCAGTCAGCCGGTGGCATGTGTTTTTTCCACCACTCATGGCGGATGGGTAAAATGGTGCCAACGTATTCCAAATGGTCAACCCGTTTATGAGCTGCAGTACTTTCAATGTATTCCAGGTTAGGATATACATTTTCAGTTTCGAGGTATCGCCTGTAATTGATTGCTGCCCGTGTGCTTTTTATGGCCGTGTTGTACTGCGTTTGCAGGTAGTTTTCCTGCGTCGGCTTCATGGCATTGCATTCCTTTTTAAATTGTTTGAAAGTCTTCTGGCTGCCATCTTCGTTATAAACCTTGCTTATAAATTCTTTGGTTAAATCGTGGGCGGCAAATCCGGAGAACTCGGCCCCGTTTTTTCTGAACAGTTCAATAAACTCGGCATTGCCTTCGCCCCATCCTTCACCTTCCTTTCCGAATTCAACCGTAAAAGCATGTTGTACAGCATTGTTGGTAATATCGAACAGGTTTTTATTTACAGGCGATTCATCGCCTCCGTAAACCTCTTTTATGGCTTCAGAAAAAAGTTTATCAAAGTCGATGGAGTACCCATCGGCGAGGTTGATTTTGCCAAACAGAAAGCGGTCGAGCCGGTTCCAGAATGTTTTTTTCATTAGCCCCGGTTCATCGAGCGGGGCCGATGCGAAAAAACTGCGGAGCCCTTTCTTTTTCTCAGGTTTGGGTTTTGGCTCAGGCTCCGGTTTCGGTTCCTGCTTTGGTTCAGGTTTGTTTGCCGGTTTAGGGATGCCTGTAATTTCGTATATGTAATCATCATCCACCGGAACTCCTGCTGCTTTTACCTTAATAGCCATATTAAGCCTTTCATCGGTACTGACACTTTCGCCTGCATCGGGGAAAGAAAAGAAACCGCCTGCAACCGGGTAACCTCGTTTGAGCAACAGCGGAACGAGCTTGCGGTTTAATATTCGCTGCACATAACGTCGGTCGGCTTTGGCAATATCTTCCTGCGTTTCCTGGTGTGTTTCGCTCTGCGACCGCGAACTGCCATCGAGTGTGGTCATTAAGTTACCTAAAACAGCAATCAGAATCTCTTCGTTGCAGGCATCTTTAAAATCTTTATACAGCGTATTACTTCCACTGCTGTTGTTTGGAGTTACTTCGAGCTCGGTTTCCTTCGGGATAGCTGCACGCGGATTTGAACCAATTTCTGACAAAGCATTAAATAATTGTTGTTTTGCTTTTGGATCGTACCCGTTGTACTTTCCAACCATGAACGGCATTCCGAAAATTTCAGCAAACTGAGCCCAATCGCCAAAGCCGCCGCGTTTGTAAATTACATACATGGCTGCCTTGAAAATAAATCCCAAATCATCATCTTTCCCGCATTCAATAATGTAAGGGTCGTTTTCATAGTCGTACCCGTACATGTCGCTTTCCTTTTCAAGGATATAGCGTTTACGTTCTTTTAACGGGCGATCCATTTTATCGATGCGGATATGCTTGCGCGGAATGGAGAAAATGTCGAACTCCGGATTGAACGAAACATCGATTACCGATTTTCCCCAGGCTTTTGAAAGTACAATTTCGCGGATGAGTTCCTCAAATTCGGGTGTATCGATAAGGTCTTCCATTGCTTCGACACTTTTACCTGCTTTGAGGAAAGCAATTTCGGCATTGGTAATTGCATTCACCCGTTTATCAATTGCATCGGAAAGAACAGGGTCGGCCAGCAAATTTTCGTAAAGATTATACAGCTTTTGTCTGTGCCCGTTTTTTGCCGAGTTAACGGCTTCCACCCACGAATTAATATCTTCGCTCTGGATGCGTGCCGGGCGAACTACCATCATTTCAATAGTTTGCTGCGCCGGGTTGGGTGTGGTATTTTGTTTTTTTGTGCGTACCATATTTTATTGATAAATGGTTAGAATGTAGTCGTAAATTAATTTCGCAATTCGGTATCCGCCGTTTGGCCCTAACGGGTGAATCCCATTTGAATCTACTTCGCTCTGCATAATCCCACTTGTATTCCAGTCTATGTAGTGCGAATTACTATCGTTGTCGGAAATTTGTTCAATTATTGCTCTTGCTCCGGCGTAGGTAAGTCCGGCATCACTGGGCGTATAACCGTCGTCAAACGGATTACCACCGTTATACATTCCGCACATAAATATTTTAGCTGTGGCATTTTGCGACCGCACATAATTAAACAGCGCCGTTACTCCCGAAAGATAAGTTGTCTCCGAAATATTGTCCTGTCCATAATCGTTAAACACGCCGCCAATAAAAATGAATTCTTTATCAGATATCAGCGTTGGCGTAACGCTAACAGCTGCCTGAAGCAAAGGTAAAACATCAACGGCAAGTCTTTGCCCTGAATATCCGGCATTGGTTTTTACAAATCCGGCTAACCGAACAAGAATGTCATCCCAAAAATATCCTCCTGTAAAAATAGAGTCTCCAATTAGCAGGCAACTTTTAGCTGCGGTATTAACAGGCCTCGTAAGGGCTTTATCTGCCGAATAAATTAACAACTCGTTATTGTTTTTATGATCAAAAAATATACGCGAGTTTAGTTTTGTTGGAATATCCTTTTTATAAACCAATTTAGGGTCTTCGCTTTCATCAAAAAAAGTGTTATCGTGGTCGTAGCTCAACATTGATCCATTTAATTGTATGCCATATCCACTACCAAACGATTTATCAGCAGGGAATTCTTCAAAAACAGCTTCGGTAAGCAGAGCTGAATGCAATGTTGTTGCAGGGGTTCCATCTTCTTTGTAAGGAATATTCGCTTCTTCGTTATTGGTAGAATATTTTACATACGCTCGCGTGTACCCGTAAATTGCATTATGGCAATATTCATTTTGCACCGATGCCAAAGATGAGTTTGGACTTATAACCATATAGTTCGAACTGGTAAACGAGAAAATATGCCGCGACTCTGTTCCTTCGCCAAAAGAAAATTTTTCTCCGTTTACGTTTAGAAAAGCCAGGCGCCCATTTGGAGTTATGGCTTTAAAGGTTTGATTTCCTAAATTATATGCCGAAACATCTTTGGTTTGTGTAACTTTTCCTGAATCAGTGAAATCAACATCTGAAGGAATAGTTTTTTCAACAATAATATTTACTCCTGCTTTTGTAACTCTGTACCTCGAAAATGAATTGTCGGCAACGGTATCAATATCAGCAAACGATATATCGGCAATGGCCGACCCATCAGCCTGGTAGCCATAAAGCCGCAACTGGGTATCGTAAACCCTGAAACCGTGGTTATTTGTATATCCGTAAACTACCGTAGAATTAGTTTGCCCAACGGCCAGGGAAGTTACAAACTCGGCCTTTATGCCATCGGTTGTCCAATCGATAATAATCTGGTTTTTAAAAGTAGGCCCGTTTCCTGTACCAATAAAACAGCTCTGAAAAACAGTAGCATTTACCGGTACGGGAGAATAGTCAATGGCTTCTGTGCCCAATGCCTGGGCAATTGGCGAAGAAGCTTTAAAGAGCCGCTGCACCAAATCGGAAGTTTGAATCGAATTTATTTTTAATTTTTTTCGACCCAGTTTTAATCCGTTTTTTCCTATTAATAACCCCATAATAATGTGTTTTCGGTTGCGTTTATTTTTATTTTACGAATTAAAACTTCATTCCAACCTGGTTCGAATTTGTAAGGAACATAAGCAGAGTCGCCTTTTGCGGCTACAGGTATTACTTCCAAAGTGACCTCTTCGCCCTCATTTTTAACATAAAAAGATTCCCCTTTTTCAAGCTTAAAATTTTTAGTATCTAAATCACTGATAACCCCAAACAGGGTTATTGAATCGCTTGTTAAATGTCCTGTACGTGATTTCATAATTTATAAATTTTTAATTGATATAATTACCTCGTTTTGGGTTACTGCCAATAATAAACGGAGTTGTGTTTTCCTCCTCGCCGTCGGCGTCAAGTGGTAAAGGAAAGTCGGGAACGATATCGCCCCGCTGTACGCCTTTTAACCAGGCAATGGCTGCATTGTAGCGGCGTTCACGAACGGCGAAATCAACGCCCGGATTGGCAATGTTGATGTAATGCCACACGGCAATGTCTTTTAGCCAAATCATGAGCAGGTCGTCGCGGTCGTCTCCGGTTTTTGCCCAGATAGCCGCAATGTCGTATTTGTGCAAATACCCTTTTGCTTCGGTTTCAGCGCCTTTAATTGCCATTGTAAGAAGCGTGGTATCGCTGCCTTCAATTGCCTGCTTTGTTTCGTCGCGCAGGTGGCTGTCTAACTCATCAATAGTGATATACATAGTTGTAAAAATTAAATGCGTTTACTGTTTCGCGGAGCTCCCCACGTTTTCCATGAATCGCCTGCGAGTTCCGCCAGCTTTTCATTAATAATCCATATACCGCCCTCAATACAGTCGGGGCCGTCAGCAG